CCCATGAAACTATACGCATTCAAACCACAAGGACACGGTGAGCATTCATTCTTTACTATTGCCGAAAGTGAAGAAGAAGCCATCAAAGCCGTAACCATTCATGTTGAAACAATTTACGCAAAGGGCGGCATTTATGAATATGATGCTGCTGGATGGGGAACGGACTATTACAAAATGACCGTTGTTTACGAAGGGCAGGTAATTCATAATAATAACGATTAACCAAACCCCAACCCCATGAAAACCACACCAATCGATTTCCGACGCTGGCAACTGCACATCCGCAAGGAGTGCGTCAACTGCAACCGCCCCGACAAATCCGAAACGATCAAGCCTTGGTCCGTGAACTGGACCCTGCTCGGTCGAATCCTTCAAGCCAAAAACGCCTGACCATGGAATGGATTAAATGCTTGGACCGGATGCCGACACCTTACGAGCCTGTCCTGATATTCACGACCGACATGAACCAAGCCTACGCATGGCTTGGAGATGGCCGTTGGTACTACGAACACCAAACTTGGTTCCTAATTGAAGTCAGCCATTGGATGCCACTACCCCCTAACCCGTTTTAACCCAAACAAAATGAAAACACCAAGCGAACTAAGAGACTATTTTGCATCAAAAGCCCTTGAAGGGATATTTTCAAACGATTCATTGTATCGCTCAATATTTATGGATGCAGGTCATGACACAAGAGACAAAGAAAAAGACACTTATGAGGACTATATAGCCCAACAGTGCTATAAAATGGCAAACGCTATGATGAAAGAGCGAAAGATTGTATTGGATATCCTTGCCAAATAACCCGTTCTAACATGGACCTAATCTCACGAACCATCCTTGGCTACACGGCAGAGGTTGTCGGAGTCAGCCCCGATGACATCTTGAGCGAAGTCAAGACCCAAGAACTGGTGTTGGCTCGCAGCATCTTCGCAGACATCGCCTATTCGGAATACCTCTACACCTACTGCCAAATCGGGCGAATCATCAAGAGAAACCACGCAACGGTCATGCACAACCTCGAAATCCTTGCGATAAACATGAGAGCAAGACCCGACATCAAGTTTCTGCGTACACAGGTTCTCAACAGGACGAGAGATTTTTTGCAACATTAGGAAGAACCCCCTCCATCTTTGCGTGAGTGAACGCAGAGAACGTCATCCTTGACCTTTATCGCAGCGGAGAAATCCGCAAGGCTTGCCTCACCATTACGGGGGGCAATCCGCTTTGGAAGGACCTCGAGCAAGAGGTCGTCCTGATTCTGCTCGAAAAAGACCCCGACAAGATTACCAAGATGCAGGTCCAAGGTTACCTGCGTTTCTACATCGTTCGTTTGATAATGAACCTGTACCGGGGCAACAACAACCAGTTTGCGAAGAAGTACCGCCATCACGACGAGAGGGTCGAAGTAGATCCCGAAACCCAAGAACTAAGCAAGGACTACGACTCCCTGCTCGACGACCTTTGGGCTATTGCCCAGCAAGAGATGGACTCTTGGGCCAAGGACGGAGCCTTCCCGTACGACAAAGAACTGCTCAACCTGCTCATGCAGACCGGGAACATGAAGGCTATGAGCCGGGAAACGGGCATCCCGTACAGGTCCATCATTTACTCCATAGAACAGGCCAAGGCCAAAATCAAAACCGCAATCGAAGCCAATGGATATACTGGTTTTTCCAATCCTGATTAGTGCGCTTGCGACCCTTGCGGTCGTGGAGTTCCGGGTCCTGCCTTCGTGGTTTTACGCTTTGCCCTTTGCGAAGCGGAAGCCGTTTAGTTGTATGACCTGCTTTGGGTTTTGGATGGGAGTAGCCCTGACCCTGCCAACGTGCCAATGGTACTTGGCTCCTATCCTTGGGCTTGCCTCATCTGCCACCGCAATAATCATTCGGGAATGGACCTTCAAATGACAACCGACCAGTTCGTCGTGGCCCAAAAGCACAGGAAGTATTGGGACCAATACATCGCATCCCTAACGATGCGACTGCCACCCGATGCGGTTGGGGAACTGCAAGCCATCCTGACCGCTCACGGACGACCGCCCACAAATTGGTGGTGTGCGGACTGCGTAAAATCGGCCCTCCAATACATTTACCTGCAAGCGGACCTGTTCCTCGAAGTCAACCAAAACACCATAAACCACTCCCTGAATGCCCCTGCCAATCCCGAACAATAACGAAAGCAAAGAAGGCTTCATCGGTCGTTGTATGTCCAACAACTCAACGACCACGGAGTTTCCTGATACGGCTCAACGGCTTGCGGTTTGCGGCTCAACGTGGGAGAATCACAAAAGGCAGCAATTCGAGTCTTATTCGGACTACGGCCAAGAGATTCGGTCGAATGCCAAGCGAGGGATGGAACTCAACGAACGCAACGGGAACAAGTGCGCTACCCAAACGGGCAAAGTTCGTGCAGCAACTTTGTCCAAGGGAGAACCCATCTCGGTTGAAACCATCAAGCGGATGCACTCCTACCTGTCCCGTGCTGAAACCTACTACGACAACGCAGACGATACCAGCGACTGCGGTTACATCTCATATCTCCTTTGGGGAGGCAAGTCGGCATTATCGTGGAGCAGAAATAAACTCCGAGAACTTGGCGAACTCGAAGGCGAAGGATGACGAAGCCCAAGTGCAGGCTCGGATGGACTCGCTGATGATGGTCATCACCACCCTATGCGACTGCATCGGAGCGGTGGACGATTCCAATGCCCCGAACCAGTACGAAGTGAAAATGAAAATCGTAAACAAGATAAGCGACCTAATCGACAAAATCGAATACTAATGGGAACCAGCAAGGGCAACGGCAAGTACATCGAAACTCCCGAAAAGATGTGGGAGTACTTTGAGGCATACCGGGCAGGGGTCAAGGCAAACCCAAGGACCAAGACGGTATTCCCCGGCAAGGATGCTATCCCCCAGCATGAGCCTTTGGAGCGACCCTTGACCTTGGAAGGCTTTGAGAACTGGTGTGCAGATGCAGGCATCATTGAGGACCTTGGGACCTATTTCACAAACAGGGACAAGCGATATGACGACTATGTAGCCATCTGTTCACGCATAAAGCGAGTCATCCGCCAAGACCAAATCGAAGGGGGTATGGTCGGTCAGTACAACGCAAGCATCACCCAACGGTTGAACTCTTTGGTGGACAAGCAGGAGAATCAGGTCTTTATTGAACAATGGACCGAGGATGAATGAAGGTCATAAACACCACCGCCAAGCGGAAGATTGAATCGCTGACCCATCGTAAACGGGTCATCCAAGGAGGGACCTCGGCCTCCAAGACCTTCAGCATCCTTTGCGTTTTAATCAAACAGGCTTGCACGAAGAAGACCGAAATCAGCATCGTCGGGGAAACCGTGCCTCACCTTCGGAGGGGTGCGATTCGGGACTTCATCAAGATAATGATTGCCAAGGGCATCTTCGTTCCGGCAAGGTGGAACAAGACCCTGCTGACCTACCAGTTCGCTAACCGTAGCACCATCGAGTTTTTCTCGGCTGACCAAGAGGCAAGGCTTCGAGGTGCAAGGAGGCAGGTGCTATTCATCAACGAGGCGAACAACATCGACTTCGAGTCCTACTACCAGTTAGCCATTCGTACCAGCGAGGCCATCTACATCGACTTCAACCCGACGCATGAGTTCTGGGCGCATACCGAGGTCTTGCGTGAGGATGATTCCGAACTGCTCATCCTGACCTATCAGGACAACGAAGCCCTGCCCGACACGATCAAGAGGGACATCGAACTCAACCGAACTAAAGCCGAAACGTCAGCCTATTGGGCGAACTGGTGGAAGGTGTACGGCCTCGGTCAGGTCGGGACGCTTCAGGGGGCCATCTACGAGGACTTCGAGGTTGTGGAGGGTATAGATGTCAGCCGTGCGAAATTCGTCGCCCTTGGGCTTGACTGGGGCTTTAGCAACGACCCTACGGCACTCGTAGCAATCTACCGCCAAGGGGACTGCCTGCTCATCCAAGAACTGCTCTACTCAACGGGCCTGACCAACCAAGACATCGCAGACAAGTTGCGGTCGCTGGGGATTACAAGGGCTTGGGAGATCGTGGCGGACTCTGCCGAACCCAAGAGCATCGAAGAAATCTACCGACTTGGCTTTAACATCAAGCCGGCGGAGAAAGGCCCCGATTCGGTCAGGAACGGCATCGACATCCTGAAACGCTTTAAATTGCAGGTTACCAAGGATAGCACCAACCTTATCAAGGAACTGCGGTCCTACACTTGGGCAACCGACAAAGAGGGCAAGAACACGGGGGTCCCGATTGATTCCTTCAACCACGCCTGCGATGCTATGCGGTATGTGGCACTCAACAAGTTAAGAGTAAGCAACTCAGGGAAGTACGTTGTTGTGTAACTTTGAGGCATGAAGCAAACAGCACTTGAGTGGTTAGAGCAGAATATGCCAAATATCAGTAAACATATTCCATTAGGAATAGCATTGGAATTTATGGCTAAACTTAATCACGCCAAAAAAATTGAAAAAGAGCAATTAAAAGATGCTTACGGTGATGGGATAAACGCCCACAGAACAGATTTTTGTAATAGAGATGAGTATTTTGATAAAGCATATCGTGCCGTTTAACTTTGGGGCATGAACCCCGAACGCATCCTTGACCTGATCATTGAAATCGGCAAGACGCTTGCAGCCGTTTTCTTCATCATCACCATTCTAACCCTCCTTTGGACCTTATGAAAGTCATCCACTACTACCACATCTACTGCGGAGGGAACTGGCAGTTGATACTCAACCAACATATGATGGCGGTCTGCAATTACGGCCTCATCAATGTCTTGGACGAAATCCGTGTCGGCATCGTCGGTCCACCCGAACAACGCAAGGCGGTCAAGGAGGTGCTGGAAGGGTCAATGGTGGCCGAGAAGGTCAAGGTCGTGGTTACCCGGACCAACGCTTGGGAGCAGGCGACCCTTACCGAGATGTACCGGGCAAGCCAAGAAGAAGAAGCCGTGTACCTGTACGCTCATACCAAGGGGGCAAGCGACCCATCCCTTGTCAAGCAACTTTGGGGCAGGTCCATGCTGTTCTTCAACGTGGTGGCTTGGGAGCGGTCCATGCAAATGCTGGAGCAGGTCGATGCCGTAGGATGCCACTGGATTACCAAGGAGCAGTTCCCACACATGGCCGATGCCAACAACCCCGACGGCTATCCCTACTTTGGGGGCAACTTTTGGTGGGCCAAGTCGAGCCACATCAAAGAACTTGGCGAACCTGCAAGGGACCATCGATTCCGAGCCGAAACTTGGGTTGGCAAGAAACCTGACACCAAGGTCTTTGATTCCAACCCCGGCTGGCCTTCACCTGAACGCTTTGTCATAACCTTCTAACATGAAAAAACACATCGACCAACTCAAGGCTTTGGACTACTCCCACATCTACACGACGGCCGTGGACCACATCATTGAAATCTACGAGGAAGCCAAGAATCACAAAGGAGGCCACGCTTTAGAACTCGGTTCCTACCTCGGACACTCAACGCTCGCTATCGCCTTGGCTGGGCTTGACGTGGTGGTTTACGATACCGATACAACGGTTGAGGATAAGCGCAAAGCACTCCTGTCCAAGTTCAAGGTCGAATGGAACAACCAACCGAGCCACATGGCCCTGCAAGAGGTTAGGACTTTTGACTTTATCTTTCACGATTCCGACCACGGGGACGGCATGATTCCCGAAATGGTTGAACTGTTCAACAAAGCCCTGAACCCCGGTGGGACGATGGTCATCCACGATGCCGAACTGCTGACGATGGTCAACCTTACGAGCCAACTGCAGCCACACGAAGCCAAGGGGTCAACCGACCAAAGAGGCAGGATGCTTTTAACCCTCTACAAGAAATGAAGGCAAAAACTTACATCTTCTGCCACGATACGGACATCGTAAAGCAATGCGAAGCCGAGGACAGGTTCAGGGACTTCTTTCCCTACACTTGGGTCATGCTTGGGTTCAAGGACTTCGACGGCATGGCTGGCCTTGACCATATCGTTGCAAGGAACGAACCCAACAACATCGAGACCCATCGCAACCTCGTTGCTTGGACGGGGTGGTACGCTTTAGCCAAGAACGGCTACATCAAGAACGGAGATGTCGTGAACCTCTTCGAGTACGACCTAACCCGGAACGGGGACTTTGACCAACGAGCCTACTGCGCCTATTTCCGAGTCCCTGTTGACGTTGTGCCTTACTGGTCGTGCGGTGATAATTACGAGCCACACATCAAGCAACTGACTGGAAGGGGGGCAAAGGAGTTCCATCAACCCGTCGTGCCTGTAACTTCCAATTACACGCTGACTTGGGACGATTCCTACCTTGACCTAACCATCGCTTGCATTGAGCAGAAGTTGGTCGCTATTCCCCACGTCGGCCACATTTTAGAACGAGCCTACTCGCAGAGGTTCGCTGACATTCCCTACAACGTGGCTGCATTCAAGCACGCCTTCGCAAACTCTCACGGGTTCTGAGATGTATTTAGTCGGGGTCAACTACGCAACGAGCGAATACCTTCCAGCAGCGAGGGCGCAGGCTAACCAGTACCCTTTCCCGATTACAACGACCGAGGACGAGAAACGACCGGGCAGGGGCAACAACTGGTGGAGGTGGAAGCCTCAAATCATCCTTGACGCTCTCTTTGACTTGCAGGAGGACGAAGCCCTACTTTACCTTGATGCCCAAGACCTGCACGGGGACGGCTGCTTTGAGTTTGCCAAGCAGTATCTGCAAGACAACCCCATCCTGCTGCACCAGAACTTTCACAACCATATCTCATACACCAAGGGCGACTGCT